ATCTGAGGAAATCGAAACACATTTTCATAAATTTCTTCTTGGAGTTCTGAGATTTCTGCGATTTCCGCTCTTACAACTTCCGAATCGAAAAAAGTCACAGCACACACTCCTTTAAAATTTTTTTGAATTTGAATATATCAGTATGTAGGAAAGAAGAATATTTTGAAATCTTCATTGAAACAAAAGTCCAAATAGGATCTTGGAGTTTTTGATCAAATTCTTTTTTGTATCCCAATATTCTATCTAATATTATCATACTTTCTAAGGAAATTTTTCCTTGTAAATGATCCTTCAATAATTGAGGATGTCTTCCTTCTTCAATTTGAAATACCTTATCAAAATTTTTGTTTGAAAAAACTACATCAATCTCCTCTTTGAAAATATAAGATAAAGATTGAATTTTTTTGCACCAGTTTTTATAGTTACTTTCTCCCTCTCTTATTATTTCACCGATCCAAAGAGACTGGGGATCAGAGCAAGATACAAAATTAGAGACAAAGAAATCCAAAATTTCTTTTTCGGATTTCTGTCTGCTTATTTTTTCAAACCAAAATCTATCCTTTCTCTTATAAAAAGACTGAATAGTTGCTCTATTCTTACCACAATATTTGTGGTAATCGTAACTATCTTTTGTGAAATGATTTTTTATTGAAAGGTAAATTTTATAGCATTCAAATGGATTCACTAAGTATCAAAAAATAAGTTTAGCACGAGAAGTTTTCTTAAGAAAATTAAGTTCCATAGCTTCATACTTAATTTTTTCCTTAAGTGGTTTAGAAATAAGTTTAGGAACAGATTCCAAATCGATGCTGTTCATTTCACAAAAAGAAATTATTGCATCGATATAGTTCATTTCTTCATTATCTTGAACCAACTTTTCGATTTCTTGAGCAAATCTAGATGGACAGAAAAATTTTTTTTCGAGTACTTTCTCGAATTCCTTTTCTACTTGTGACTCCATTAATTCTATTAGTGATGGTGACAATTTTTCCTCATGCTGAAGTCTTAAAATCGATGATAGAAAGTTCTCCATCAAATTCCGCGATACAGTCTACTGTACCTGCAATGCCCAAAAACTCACTATAAAGAGATCCTTCTAGAGCATGAATATTATTTATACGATTTAAAGTTGGTTTAGAAATACCAAACAACATTTCCGAAAGAGGTTGAACCTTAGGAAGTTTTTCATTCTTAAGGTGATGCTCTACAAGAGTATGCATATCAGTTCCGCGACTGGTTGCTTTTCTTGTAATTGCGTCTGCCTTTTCTACTCCAACTTTTTTACGCCACTCATTAAAAAATTCCTTTTTCCAATTACTTGTAACTGAAGTAATAGAAACGAGTTTTTTTAACTTGTCTCCATTTGGCACTTTATAATAACGAACACCATCTATAGTCTCCCTCTGAAGTTGAGGGAGATTCAATTCAACATGATTAAACATCAGAGATTCAATTCCATTTTTGCGAGAATGTATTCTTTAACAAGACCAGAGCGAACAATATCTTCCGCTTCAAATTCAATAACATCAAAAGAAGGCATAACTCTAAGGATTCTCATAAAATCAATAATGCCATTCTTTTCATTTGTTTTGACAAGATCACTCTGAGTTGCATCTCCGCAGAACATAATCTTAGAATTTTCGCCAACACGAGTAATCATAGAATCAAGTTCGTGGAAGTTAAGATTCTGGAATTCATCTACAATAATAATTGCATTATCAAGAGTAGTTCCACGAATAAAAGAAGTGCTCCAGAAACTAATGGTTCCTTGCGTTTTCAAATTACCATAGAGCATTTCAAAGGAAGCATCGTCTGGCATTTCGAACATATACTTTACCATATTCTTATACGGAATCTGATAAAGGGAGGACTTATCCTCGTGATCGCCTGGAAGAAAACCAATCTCCCTAGTTGCCACAAGGGAACGTACAATATAAATTTTTTCGTAAGGGGATCTTTCGTCAAGTACATCTCTCAGAGCATTATATAAAGTGATGAAAGTTTTACCAGTTCCAGCACAACCATATGCAACTAAGTTTTGCTGTAGATTATAAGATTTAAAAAGAGATTCTTGATTGTCTGTAAGAGGTTCAATCCTCTTCATATAATCGGAACTAATCGGCTTCTTTCTTTTCATCTGCCTATTGCTAGTTCCAAATGGAACAGGGTTCTTCATGCTTTTTCTTGCCATTAGATTTTCTTCACTTGGGATTTGGGTGCTTTTGATGCTTTTTCCAGAACTTCATTCCATCCTGGATGTTTCTGAACGAGTTTATCTTTCCACTCGCCAATTTCTCCTGGAGTGGCACAACCTTCAGACCAATCTCTTTTCCAATCGGGATTGTCTTTATACCACTGAGTGATTTCATGAACACTCATTTCAATCACTTTTTTCTCACCTGTTTCTTTATGAATAATAGGATATATCGCCATAGATTATTATAAAATTCAAAGATATTTATTCTATACAGAGGGAAGGTGCATCGTCGCATTCTATACAATCGATGCATTCATCTATGTTTGGATTTGATTTTAAAAACTCTTGAAATTCTTCCTCTGTAAGAAGTATTTTAAAAACGTGACCAGTTGAATGATCTTTTATGCAATAACTTTTCATACCTGTAATTAGGGAGATAGTCTTGCTTTATGTAGTCGTTTTTCCTCATAATACGAAAAGATTTCTGGAACCCAGTTTTTAATGATTGGGATCATACCCTCACACATTGCTTGAATTTCAACTTGAGCATCAAGTTTTGCACGAAGATCCAAAAAGTGCAATGCAGCACGAAGAGAGAAAGAAGCAACAAAATTCTGGCGAATATTTTGTGGAAGATAATCTCGTAGATGTTCTTCCGCCATTCCGCGTTTCATATATCCTTCAGCATATCTTTCGGATGCTGCCAGACAAAACTTTAATTGCCTTTCATAATCATCTTGAGTCCATTCATATTTGTGACCTTTACGGTCAAGATATAAACCAGGAGGACGAACATAAAAGACTTCATCTACAGAAAGTTCATTATTAGCAACTTTCAAAACACGTCTTCCAGTATAGCGTTGCGATTGAACATCAAATGAAACACCTACACGATGAGTCCTTGCTTGAACAATAACGTTATGAACGAATCCTACACAATCAAATGAGATTGAGGGGTGTTCTAGAGGTCCCCAGTGCCCTCTCTCGTTTGCTAGGAGTTGCTCTATAACCCACTTACCAGAATCAATTTCTGAAGGTGGTGTTTTAGTATGAATAGCATCTTCACTATAATCATTTTTCCCACCTTGCCAAACAAGAGTTTGTGGATTGGGAGTGCTGTTTAAAAGCACAATTTTCATGTGCTTATCAAGTTCCAAAAGATCTTTTGCCTTAATTGGTTTCATTAATCATTCTCCCAAGTTTCTTTTTCTTTCTTACGAAGTTTTTTAAGTTCCTTCATCATATCTTTAATTTCTTGATATGCAGTTTCTGGACTCATTTTATCTCCAATTTCAAGTCCAACAATATATTGGACCTTATCACCAAATCTTGCAAGTGCTCTCTCAAATTCAGTAAGTGTTTCGTACATTATGAATCATCCTCTTCGTAATATTCTGGTTCATAATCATCAATATAAGGAGCGATTTGTTCATATTGATAATTATTTTCTCTTTCTAATTCTTCTTTCAGAGAACGAATAAGAAGTTCAAGATTATAAACAATTTGTTTTACTTTTTCCTTGTCCATAAAATAGTTTCTTTCCAACAATAATTCTACATAAAAAAAGGGGGGAAGTCAATCCCCCCATACATCAAGCAACTTGTGGTTGCTTTGCCATATTCAATTGTGCATCTTTAAGAAGTTTTTCCTTCTTTGCTTTTCTTTTAAGATAACGAACGAAGTAAGTATTCATTTGTGACCCTCCTTTACAAACTTAACACCACGATAGGTTTCGTTGTATTGTTGGGGTTGCTGCATCATCTGCTGCTGATACTCAAGACGCTTTTGAGTGTCATATTCGACACCGCGATATACTACTTTAGACATTAGGTTTTCTCCTTAGTTTTTTAAGTTAAAGAGCGTTCCTTCAGTCGGCGTTTGCGTTCGCTATTTGCGAATAGCGAATGAACGATCCGTTCCGCGTCGGCTTACTTCCGTCCAATCATCTGGTTTATCGCCAGTGAAAAAATCAATAATATCATCAGCACCATTAAATCTACTTCTATGATTGGATGGGTCTGGATCTCCCAAGTCTAGAGCATTCATAAAATCATCTAAACTGCCTTCCTGCATATCAGGATTGGATGCACGTCGTCTTGATTGTCTGAGAATAGTTGCAGCAGAGCGATTTGATTTGGCAAGTTTTTCTGCCCAGATCATATCCTCTAAACTTACTTCTTCACCTTTAGCGATTCTTTCACAAATTGCCTCAAGGCGCAACCTGTATTGCGTTGAAAGCATAAAAACTCTCCAGATATAGTATATTTATTCTATCTTTCGATATAGGTTAATTTATGGTCAGTTGCATAAAGTTGTTGAATGATAATATCACACCCAATCTTTGGATTGCAATCGCCACAAGTATAAACATCAACTGCTGCCTTACCTTCTTCTGGCCAAGTATGAATACTAATATGACTTTCGGATAACAAACAAATTACAGTGACTCCCTGTGGATCAAACTTTTTTGAAATAGTTTGAACTACAGTTGCTCCACTTGCTGCTGCTGCGTTTTCCAGTAGGTCTATAAGACAACGCTCGTCGTCCAAAAGAACGAACGAGCATCCATAAAGATTAAGTAAATAATGCTTGCCCATTAAAGTTCAGGATTTTCCTCATATTCTTTTAAAAGTTCCGACACAACTTCTTCTGTTCCATCCATTGTCTTTACTTGATACAATGGAGACTTCATATATTTTTTAATTTAAACCACCTGCTCCAATCATCTTTTCTTCTTTCCTTCTGGTGCTTTATATCCCCAAAGTTTTGGATTAACTCTTCCATATCCAAAATCAATCTTTTGAACTGATTCGGGACCAAACTTATCGTAGTAAAGATCAAAAAGATCTACTCTTTTTCTACAACGACAAATATCCATAAAGACTTTATCGTTTATTTTATACCAAATTAAATATGCATCACTGGGCAAAGATGTATCTTTTGCTTGTGCCATAGTTGCATTTTCGATAAGCAACTGACATCCATATCTTGGAGGAAGATATTTTTTCTCTTCTTGTGACCATTCCACTTTTACAACATCCTCCAAAACTATGGAACTCATGAACGGCCTCCCCAAGTAATATCTGGATAAGCCTCAGATACGATTTCTTTTGTTATCTTATATTTATCTGCCAGTCTTTTATCCTTAACAAGGCACATAAGTTCTGCTTCAAGAGGATGAAGTCCTTGAAGCATATTAATAAACATCGTTTCTTTACGGAGTCTAGAAAGACTATCGTTACCACCTTTTACATAAATGTAGAAATTATGGCATTCATTTCTAATAGATGTCTTCAAAGTTTCATTAGTGAATTCTTCGGTTCCATAATAACCATTAGATTTCATCCCATCATTTTTTGCCTTACTATCAATAAGATCCGTAAGATTTAGGAATTGGTTTCTCAGTCTTCGTCTTCGTCGTCGTAGTCATAATCGTTTTCAAATCTCACTGCTAAAATTTCATCTGGAACAACATTTCCATGTTCATCATACATTTCTGGATGAAGGTTCGGAATGCCATAAATTTTTTCAAATTGACTTTGCTTTAATATCCAACCAATTATACTCCCAATCATTAAAAACATCAAGGAGAATAATACAGTGAATGTAAGAATATAAGGCGTTTCCATTTGTCCTCTCCCGAGAGTTACTTTTTCTTTATATCCAAAAATAATTCAAATTGAAAATGTATCTCTCGTTTGAAGAGAGACAACATCTTACCAAAACGAATTAAAAATGTTTTTGGCTCCGATGGTTTCTCCCTCCTATTATGCTGACGTAACATCAATTCGAATCCGCGATTAATCTGCGGTCCTGATTTATTTAGTTTCTTTCTTTCGCCTTCCTGGTCTTCTATCATGATTATATTTCCATGCATCTTCTAGGATGCCATACAAATAATTTCTAATTTTTCTTGCTTGTGGTTTTGGAATATGTCCATATGCTTCACGAAGTTGTTTGTGCATTTCATCTGAACCACCTTCTAGATAATCATCAAGATCCATTACAAGACTATTGAGTTCACTTGCAGTAGAACTTTCAATGAACTCTTCAATTTCTCTTTTAACTACAGATTTGATTTTCAAATAGTCATAAAATTTTAAAACAAATTGACCTTTAAAAGCAAGATCAATTGCCTTTTCCACATCGTAATAAACTTCGTGAAATGTGCTGTTCATTAGATAATACTGTTTTCTTGTAGGTATTTTACTGTATCAGTACATCCACCAAGTCTTTCCTGGTCATTTAAAAGAACTTGAGGAAATGTAGAACCAGATCCAAATTCTGCATAAAAATCTTCACGATTAAAATGCTCGTCCAATTTATAGACTTTATGTTCTAGTCCCGCCAATTGTAGCACCTGTTCTACTTTGTTGCAATAGGGACAACCATCTTTTGAATAGACTGTAAATCTCATAATTCTTTTAATCTTAATAATAGAAATCCCCCCAATAAGGGAGGATTTATTTACTATTATATATTAAAGTTGTAATCTAAGTCAAATTATGCTTGTGCTTCACCCCAACGTAATGCAACAGTTCCAGTAAATGCAGCTCCACCAGTAGTATAAACGTTAATTGCAAGAACATCTGGGCCATTCGGAAACGTTCCTCTTCCTCCAATTGGAGTATTATTTAACTCTTTAAGAGAAGAAAGATCGAGAGATGATTTTTGAGTTCCATCACCCACGAATGAGAAGATGGTTTCACCAGGAAGAGCAAATACAGGAGAATTAAATGTATAGCTAGTAGCACCAGCTGCTCCTGGAATTACTGCCTGAGAGAATTGAATAAACCATGTAGTTGCATCACGACTAAAGAATCCAATTACAGTAGTACCACCAGGAACTCCAGTTCCAGAAATACTCATACCAGTTCTAACGTTTGCAGTTGCTGCCCTATTAAATACGACATACTGGGTTCTGGAATTTTGTGTAATTGCATTAGATGCAGTGACTGGAGAAACAGCTCCGATCCAATTAACACTATTTCCGTTTGCAATTTGGGCAAATGATGGTTGTCCACCAGCACCAGCATTACTTAAACCAAACCAAGTAATATCAGCTGGATTAGTTGGATAATTTTGGGGATTCAAAATTCCTTCAATAACAACACTAGTGGCAGATGAACCTCCAGTGGGAGTAAATTCAATACCCTGAAGCAATAACTGCGCTCTATTAATTAATTCCCTTTGTCCCAAATCACCAATAATAGCATTAGAAACACTTGGAGCAAGACGAATTAAGAATGCGGTATTCTTTATTGTGGAAACTGGGAAATTAACAGATTGATAGTTGAAAATATATCCTCTATCTTGGTCAAACAGTCCGTCAGTTAAGAATGCAGAACCCCAGTGACTAATAATTGGTGTTGCAGTATTGCTTAAAAGCACAATACCTGTTCCTGAACTATGAGTAGAAGCAGCTCCAGCGGTATAAGATCTTTGAGATCCAGAATAGAAATTACTAAATGTTGCTGCTCTCGTAAGACCAGTAAGAGAATTGGTAGTAGTTCCAATTCCAGTATAATTTATAATTTCATTATCAATATATAATGATCCAGAGTGTGGAAGAAGAGTTGTATCATCTACATAAAGAACTGTAGATCCAATTCCCACTGATTGCGTAAGTTTAGTTTTTGCTCCTTCATTAATAACTTCATATCTAACTGGTAAGTTACCAGATCTCATAAATGCTTCAGTATTTCTATTATTATTCTTAAGTCTATGAACAAATAGATAGTCTCCATTTGGACCACGAAGCATCCAATCAATAAATCCAGCACCATACCAAGTATATTGGAATCCAATCATTTGCATTTTATTGACTTTGATTTCATATCCACTTGGTCCAGTTCCATCAGCACGGTCAATATTCCATTGGTATTGAGGAATAATAACTTCATTTACAAGTGCTGCTTTTGCTCCAGAAATATTTGAAACTCCTCTAAAGTCTGGAGTAACAGTCATACTATTTTGATTTAAAACATTCGTAACAACGTGCGTCATTCCACGGATAACAATTCTATCACCCACTTTTAATTGGTCCTGGAATCTAGTATTAGTTCCAGTCACGGCATTAGAATCGGAATTTATTGCGATTGTTCCAGCTAATTGATATGTTGCAGATCTCAATCCGACAGCAAGATTAACTCCATCGTATTGCCAGAAAATACCATTCTGATCATCAAATGCTCCAGCACGAACAGTAGCACCTTTCCACTTATATAATGCAACTTGAGCTTGTGTTCCTAAAACAGCATTAGTGGATCCTAGAGTTTCTATAGATAAAACAGTAAAAGTTTCCTCATCAATAATACTAGAAACAATATAGTGATTATCATAACCAGAAGTAGTAATATCATTTAAAGCAATTTCTGCTCCAACTTGCAATCCATGACTAATTCCATCTGTAACTACAGTAATTACACTTCCAGGTGCAGTTCCAGTAGCAGTTACAGATCTTAAATCGTGACTTGGTGCAAATAATGTACCAGTAGTATACATTATTCCTTTACCCGACTGGTATCTCAAATATTTTTTACTTTGACGAATTGCGTGAGCAGCGTGAGCAGGACCACCAGTTCCTAATTGAACTCCACCATCAAAAGGTCTATGAATATAGAAACAATCTGGTCTTGGATAAATCTGACCAACAATTCCTGCTGGACTAATAGATCCAGGAGAACGTGCAGTATATACTAATTGATTCAATGCTGGAACATCATCAATAATACGAGGACCAGCAGCAATATTATGTCCTGTTCCAGAAGAAGTGATTGAAACTAAAGCAGTATTACCAGGAACCAATCCGTGATTTGCTGCAAATGTAACCAAAATTCTTGCCAAAGAACTAAATGTAACTGTTGAGCTGGATCTACTCCTGGACCATCTCTATCAATTTCTCCTACAGTAATAATTAAATCATTAGTTGGAGTTGTTCCACCAAGATTATTTCCAGCAAGTCTTAATTGATATCCAGGATAATATCCAGATCCAGCTGCTCCTACTAGTGCTGTATATTGAGAACCAGATTTCCCAATAGTAAATGTAGCATTTGTTCCAGAATTGCTACCACTAATTGTTTGGTAAATTTCATTACCATTTGATGCCGTTCCAGATTGAGTAAAGTTTAAAATCTCACCTCCTCCACTAACACTTGTAACCGTCAGTGTCAAATCGTTAACTACACTCGATCCTCCCAATAATGATCCATCAAAAGTAATAGTATCTGAATTATTATAATTTTGCCCTGGAGTTGCTATAGTTACATTATAAGATGGAGATGCACCTCCTATTCTTTGAATTGAAAATTGTGCTCCAAAACCACCACCAGAAGTTACTCCACTTAAAAAGTAAAATCTACTACTAGCAACTGCAATACCTTTAGAATCATCTGCAAAAGCAGTTGATGCTGCATCTCCATTAAATCTCAATAATAAAACATTGTAAGTATCATTTGGAACAAAGAATGAAGACGGAGTAAAATTAGATACATATCTA